TCGGCACGCAGGACGTGATCGGCTCGACGGTCACGCCGGACATCTACCCGGCCCCCGTCGTGGTGACCGGCGAGCTGTCGATCCTCGTCCAGGACGAAGTCGAGTGGAACCGGTTCTCGCTCGAGACCGAGTTCGCCATCTGGCTCAAGCTCAACGCCTCGACGGATCCGCTCGCGCCGTTCCTCTCGTTCTACATGAGCCGGTGCAAGTACAGCGGCCGCAACGCGGCCCCGCAGAACGGGTCGATCGTCCAGACGCTGCCCTTCCAAGCGCTGCTCCCGGCGTCGGCGACGGGCACCGAGCAGACGACGATCCTGGTGCAGGACTCCGGGGCCGTCTGATGACCACGTCTCCCAAGGCGGAGGTCGGCGCAGCGCCGGCCTTCGCGGTGTCCTCGCTCGACGCGCTCAACTTGGGCAAGCTCGCGGCGGCCGGCGTGTGGTGCGCGCTACGGCATCCGGTCACTGGCGCGCCTCTGGTCACGCCGGAGGGCGCGCCCATCCGGCTCAAGCTGGCGGGCATGGACGCGCCGGTCGCCAAGGCGGCGGCCGCGCGGTTGTCGGCGTTGCCCAAGGACGCGCCGACGGCGGAGCTCGAAGCGGCGCTCCGCCAGCAGGTCATCGACTGCACGCTCGAATGGGAGGGCGTCCCGCTCGAGTTCTCGCCGGCCAATGTCGCGGCGTTCTACGCGGCGTGGGACTGGGCCGAAGGGCAGGCGCTCGAGACGATCGCGGCCCGTGACCGCTATCTGGGAAACTGATCCGGGCGCTCGCCGCGTGCGCGGCGTGGCACGGCCGCATGGCCGCGCCGCAGGCCGACGGGCGCCCGTTGCGTGCGCACCTGCAGGCGGCGGCCACGCAGGGCGCGTTGCCGATGGCCACGCTCGACCCGCCGCCGCTCCCGCCGCCATGCACGGCCGTCTGGGGTTGGTGGGCGGAGCTTGCGTCGGCCCGGCCGGCGTCGGGTTTCGGGCTGTCGCCGCTGTCCTTCAGCGAGATCGCGGCGTGGGCACGGCTCACGCGCGAGCGGCCGGCCCCGATCGAAATCCGCGCGATCATCGCCGCCGACGCCGCATGGCGGCAGGCCGTCGAGGATGCGCGCCCCAAGGAGGGCGGTAAATGAGCATTGCCCGGCTGCAGCTCATCCTCGACTCGACGCAGATGCGCGCCGGGGCCGAGGCCACCGCGCGCGAGCTGAACAAGGTCACGGCGTCGTCGAAGGCCGCCGAGGCCGCGGTCAAGGCGCAGGCGCGCGTCATGGCCGAGGCCGCGAACGTCGCCAAGAGCCAGGCGCAGGCGGCCAAGGCATCGGCCGACGCCACGATCGCCGAAGCGCGGGCGCAGCGGGAGGCGGCACGCGCCGCAGCGGAAGCCGTGCGGGCCAAGCAGCAACTGGCCGGCGTCATGGGGCAGCTGCGCAACGTCGTGGCGGCGTACCTCAGCCTGAACACCGCGCGCGCGCTGGCCGACATGGCGGACCGGGCGACGCTGCTCGCGGCTCGGCTGCGACTGGTCACCGCGTCCGCCGGCGAGGCAGCCGGGGTGCAGTTCCGGCTGGCAGAGTTGGCGCGCGAGAACGGCGTCGCCTTCGCGGACCTGTCGCAGATCTACACGCGGATCGCGCGCGGGGCGGCCGAGTTGGGCATCCAGCAGCGCACGGTCATGCAGACGACCGAGGCGCTGTCACTCGCGGTTCGGGTGTCCGGTGCGACGGCACAAGAGGCGTCGGCGGCGCTCCTGCAGTTCTCGCAGGGTATCGCGTCCGGCAAGCTTGGCGGTGAGGAGCTTCGCGCGGTGCTCGAGCAGTTGCCGCGCGTCGCGCAGGCGGTCGCGGCGGGGCTCGGGGTGACCACAGGCCAACTCCGCGAGCTGGGCGCGGCGGGGAAGCTGGGACCCACCGAGGTGCTCAACGCGCTCACGACGCAGCTCGAGAAGCTGCGCGCGGAGGCGGCGCAGTTGCCGTCCACCATCGGGCAGGGTGTGGAGCGGCTCGGGAACGGGGCGCTCGCGCTCGTCGATGCGCTCAACCGCGCGACCGGGCTTGGCGCCGGCCTCGCGGCCATGTTCACGACCATCGCAGAGAAGGCCGAGCAGGCGGCCAGCGCGATCGACCGCGTGAACGACCCGAACGCCGGGTTCACGCAGGCGTCGGCGGAGGCGCGCAATCTGTCGTGGTCGGAGCTGAATGCCCGGCTCGGGACGGCGCGGCAGGCCTACCTCGAGCGGCGCGCCCAGCTCGGATCCACGGCGTTCCGCAACGACCGGCGACTCGAAGAGCTGTCCGCGTTGCTGGACCCCGTCCGTGCACTCGAGGCCGAGCGACGCCGGCGCATGACGCAGCGCACCGGCACGATGAATCGGATCACGGTCTCGGCGCCGGAGGTGACAGACCGCGATCGCCAGCGCGCCGCCGATGAGGCGGCCCGGGAGCGCGACCAGATTGCCGCGTACGAGCAGGATCTCGACCGCTATGCGTACGACGTGATGGCCGCGTTCGAGCGCGATCGCGAGCGCACGCGGCTCGCCCCGCCGCGCGCCTCGGCGCCGTTCGTGACGGACATCGGTTTTGATGGTGGCGCCCTCCAGCAGTCGCTCCGGCTGCTGGATCCGGTGTTCAAGCGCATGGAGGCGGCCAAGGAGGCGGCCGAACAGATCCGCGAGAACCTCACGCGCGGGCTGCAGCAGTCGGTCGCGACGTTCGCCGAAGGCCTGATGACCGACGGCCTGTCGTCGGCGCGGTCGTTCGCGGCGGCGTTCGGGAGCCTGCTCCGCCGCACCGTTGCCGAGGCCTTCGCCGCCAGCGTCACGCAGCGGTTCATCACGCCCTTCGTCGATCGACTCGTCGGCATCGGAGGCGGGGCGGCGTCCGGATCGACCGGTGGAGCCTCAACGGCCGCCGGCGGGGCGGCTGCGGGCGCGGGCATGACGGCCGGCGCGGCGGCCTTCGGCGTCGTCGCGGCGGCGGGCCTCTTCATCGGGGCGCTGCAAAGCGCCGCCGACGCGACCCAGCGGTTCCGCGACGCCCAGGAGACGGCCACGCGCACGGAAGCCTCAATCCGGTCGCGGTTCCTGCGCGCGACGGGACAGTCGGGCGCCGCCGACGAGCTGGATCGTGCCGAGCGGAACCGGCAAGAGGTGGCCGACCTCGAGCGGCAGCGGCAAGCGCAACTCGCCGCGACACGCCGGCGGCTGTTCACGCGCGCGCAGCAGCGCAAGCGCGAGGGCGAGATCCACGACCGCTTCAACCGCCTCATCGATGAGTTGCTGAAGGCGCAGAACGCCGAGGCGTCGGCGCTCGGCGGCTCCATCGGCGACTACAACGCCCCGGCGGGCCTCAACGTCGCGGCCATGATCGGGGACATCCGGCGGGCCACGCTGGCGGCTCCTGAGGTGCCCGGCGGTGGCGTGCCCGGCGGTGGCGTGGGCGGCGGTGGCGTGGGCGGCGGGCGCGAGGGGCTGACCATCGTCATCAACGGCCCGGTGACCACCGAGGCCAAGTCAGCCAGCGAGTTCGTCCGCGAGCTGCAGTCGTTGGCGCAGACACAGTACGGCAGCACGGCGGAGTGGAGCCGGGTCACGGTGATGGCCTGATGCTCACCGTTGCCGGGATCACCGTTCGCGTCGCCAATGGCGGCGGCGCGCGCCAGCTCGCGAACGTCGTCGTCGGCGACGAGGACCGGGCGTTCGACGGCTCGCACCGGTCCACGGTCCGCGCGCAGAAGCGCCGCTACTCGATTCCCAGTGCCTGGCACACCGAGGCGGAGCTCGCCGCGCTGCGCGCGGCCTGCGGTCCCGGCGTGTACGTCACCGTCGTCATCAACGGCGTGACGCTCACGGCGCAGGTCACGATCGAGGACGCGGCGTATCTCGGCTTCGGCGGCGTGGTGCTGCGTACCTTCACGCTCACGATCGAGGAGCGCTGAGTGCGCACGCTGAGCGGGGCCGAGCGCACGCTGATCGGCGGATCGCGCTTCGACGTGCATCTGCGGGCCTTCATCCGCGATGCCGGCGGCACCTTCCGCGATCTCACGAACGTGCACGGCGCCCGCAACTGGCTGCTCGGCGTCACGATTCGCGAGTCGCTGGATAGTCCATCGGCGACGGCCTCCGTCACGCTTTCGCGCACCGAGGGCGGGCTGTCGATCGCGCCCGGCGTGTCCGGCAGCTCAGCCAACACCGGCGGCGCCTTCCTCGACGTGGGGCGCGAGCTCTACGTCGAGACCGCGTGTGTCTCGGCGGGCGCTGCACCGGCGGCGGGCGACTGGCGGCGGGTGTTCTGGGGGCGCGTGGATCGGCTCGACACCGGCGACCGCGAGCGGATCACGCTCGAATGCCGCGACCTGTCGGGCCGCCTGACGGACCTGTTCCTCGAGGCGCCATATCAGGTGCCGGCCGTGGCGATCGAGACGGCCATTCAAGGCCTGCTCGACGCCAGCCCGCTCGGGAACATCGTGACGCTGGCCACCCCGGTGAGCCCGGCGTTCACGATCAACGCGGCGAACGCGCCCCGGCTCGACGCGGTGTCCCTCTTCACGGCGGCGCGTCAACTCGCCTCGCAGGTCGGGTGGGACCTGCGGTATCGCTGGACCGGGTCGACGACGAACGAACTGCGGTTCTTCCAGCCGGATCGCGCGAAGACGACGCCCGACCTGACCATCGGCCCCGGCGAGTACCTGTCGGTGCGGTCGTGGGCGGCGGCGATCGAGGACGTGCGGAACGTCGTGTCGGTGCAGTACCGCGACGCCACGGGCTTGCCGGCCACGGAAGTTCGAAGCAACAGCGCAAGCATTACCGCCTACGGGCGCCGGGCGATGCGGCTCGGCGGTGACACGACCGGCCTGATCCGCACGCAGGCGCAGGCGCAGGCCTTGGCCGACGCGGTGCTGGCCGACCTCGCGTTGCCGTCAGCGACGCACCAGATCGAGACGCTGTACCTGTGGCCGGTCGAGCTCGGCGATCTGTGGCGGTTCTCGGCGAACGCGGTGCACTACGACGGCAATCAGGACTACGCCGTCGTGGCGATCGAGCATGAGCTGACGCAGACGCGGCACCGGACGCGCGTGACCGCGCGCGGCAAGCCGGCGGCGCGCTACTACGGCTGGCTGCGCCAAGGCCTCACGTCGTCGGACATCATCGCGGCCGCGATCACGAACGCCGCGCCGGGCGGCAACGCAACGCAGGCCGAGATCAGCTACAGCGCCAGCGGCGGCACGCTCACGGTGCTGCGCAACGGCGCGGTGGTCACTCCGGGCGCGTCGCCGTGGGTCGTCAATCGGCCATCGGCGGGCAATGCCGATGTGTACGAGTTCATCCAGACCGCTGGTGCCGTGCGGGAGTCGGTGCTCGTCACGGTCTACAGCAACGAAATGTTCTCGGGCAGCGGCTACATCGGCGGCACCGGCACCACCAACCGACTCGCGCGCTGGGCATCCTCATCGACGCTGGCCGACAGCGTCCTCGAGGACGACGGCA